CCCTTTGCCTTAGCTTCTTCTTTAAGGGCATCAATAGCTCGGGTTAAGTCAGTTGTCCTACCTGCATTCTTATCTGCAACGTACTTTTGAGTTGCAGCTGTTATATCCTGACCGCGCATTGTGACATCACGTCCTTCTGCCGCGTCTGCCGCTTGGCGTCTAGCAGTTGTCACTGCTTGGGCTGTAGACATACCTTGTCTTACATTCGACTCTACAGTAGCACGCGCTTGTTTCTCAGCTTCAAACTGACTCAAGCCAAGATCGCGTAGCTCGCCAATTAACTTGTCCATATCGGCAACAGAGGCTTCTGCAGCGGAGAGTTTTTCACCCGCAATTCTTTCTTCTTCAGCCGTATAGCCTGCACCAAAACCACCTAGACCCTTTTCTGCTAACCCAGCAAGGCCCTGACGTATCAAGCGCTTGCGTTCCATCTCGGGGTTAAACCTAGCTTCGCGTTGCGCTTGAAGAGCTTCTTGAGCTGTTTTTCGTTGTGCCATTAAATCTTCAGCACCAGTTAGCTCTCTTAGTCTTTCACCGGCAGCAAGAGACTCTGCTCCTACATCACGGTTCATTTGCTCTCTTGCAAAACGAAGTATGTCTTCGTCTGGCTCTTCTACTTGAGTAGGCGCATAAAGATTAGGGTCGCTCATATAATCGTACTCAACTAGCTCGCCTTCTGCGTAACCTTTAACTTGGCCACCCATAGCCATACCAGCACGGGCGCGGGCTGCATCTGCCTCGATGTTGCGCACCACGTTAGAGTAAGACGCTAATTCTTGTTCAATCCGACGGAGTTCTTCTTTCTCCGCACCGGCAGCTTTACGGGCTTCGTATAGGTCTTGAAGTTCCATGAACCGCTTTAACTGCTCAGCCATCGGGTCTTTTTCTTCCGGCTTATCAAGCTGGCTTTCGTAGCCAGTAAGCTTCTGCAACGCACCTGCTATACCGGTGTCATACATGATGTTCATAGCTGAGTTGTAGGGGTCTGCAAGGACATTATAGTCGCTCATGCGGCGGCCACGTGCCATACGCTCATTTTGAGCTGCATCTGCTGCGGCGTTAAGCTTGGTGTCGATATCTTTTACTTTACCTAAGAAGCCACCTTCGTTGTACCCAATAAGACCGCCACTGGCCGCAAACCGCATATTAGGAGCAGGTTGTGTAGGTAACCCACCCATCATTTGACGTGCTTGTGATTGCTGTACTTGTCGGCCTCGCTGCTGCATGCCCGGACGCAGGCTTTGTAGCATTCCCGCAATACCGTCCATCGTTTGCATTTTGCGCTGTCCTTCAATAGTGGGGGGCATAGGCTGGGGTTGGCTCATAGCTAATTCATTCTGAGCAGACTGTATAAGATCGTAGGCTTCTTGTGTTTTAAGCAATGCTTTGGTGCGCGGATCAAGGTCTAATTTATCTAGATCGTTGTCCACTACGTCCATAGCCGCAGCCATTTGCGGGTTGTTTTGTGCGGGCATCGCAGGTGCTTGCGTAGGTTGTGGCGACGTAGGAGCACCTTGCATTAAAGATTGTATTCCGTTCATTTTATGCTCCTAGGAAATCATGCCTATGTCTTTCATGGCTTGTAGAGTAGCTTCATTTTCGCCCATACCAGCAGTCATATAATTGTCTTTGTAGGTTGCCAGTGCGTTCATGTCGTATTGCGGAGTAGCTGCTGTACCACCCCCTGCGGAGCTATTAGGTCGACTCAGCAAATCAAGAATGCTTTGTACATCACTCGCACCACCCGCCAAAGTCTGTAGACCACTAGGCTCTATATAGGAATAACTCTGGGTTTCTAGTGGCAAGCTCTGTAGCAATGACTGCATAAACTGTACGTTTTTAAGCGGAAAGTCTCGCTCTTGCTCGAACTGCGCAATGTCTGCTGCAATACCTTGGCTTTCAATACCCCTTTGGGTTGCACCACCCGCTTGCTGCTCACGTAGTACATCTAAGCCGTAGCGTTGAGCTTGGTTTGCTGCCTGCATTTGGCGATCTTGCTCGGCATTAAACTGTCGCTGGGCTTGTTCAAACGCTTGTTGGTAGCCTGTACCTGTAATGCCTGCCATACGATCTAGTAAGCCGCGCTGTAATTCAGCTTCGGCAACACCCTGACGTGAACCACCGTAAGCACCTGCTTTACCGTACTGACTTTGGAGTTTTTGGGCTTGTATTTCCGCTTGCCTTTGTGCTGCGGCATACTGTGGATCAAGCGCGCCCTGTAGGTAGGGTGACATGTACTGCTCGATAGGGCTTTGTTGCATCGGCTGTTGCGCTGCTGCTTGCACGGCTCTTTGGTCTACATTAGCTCCCATGCCCCCAGCTTGAGCATACTGAAGAGGTGTCAGCCCCATTTCTCTAGCCGTAGCTTGGTCTTCAACAGTATTCGTCCCGCTAAAACCAAAATTGTCGGCCATGTAATAGGGTATGTCCTTTTGTACGGCTAGGCTGCTGTCTAGTGCTGCACCGCTTGCAGTACCACCCAGACCCTCAAAAATTGAAGAAGGCATCTGCCCTTGTTGTGCTGTTGAAGGAGCCATACCCAGCGCTTTGAATAGGTCAGCAGTCGTTGGAGCCGGTCCAGCTGCCTCGCGTAGTTGACTTTGTAAGAGCTTTTCTTCTGGAGTAAGAATTTTTCTGACGGAATAGTCTTGTGCTGCCGTGGCCGTAGGCTGTTGTGCTATTGGAGCGGTTGGAGCCATGCCCGTAAAAGACTGAGGGTTGTACGTCATCTGCTGGTTAGTTGGTATGCTAAGACCCGCCAAGCCTTGAAACGCTTGAGTTTGAAGCGCAGACTCGCCCGCAGTCAAAGGACCCATATACGCTTGATACGGCAACCCCGCCAGCGCTTGGCCTCGACCTAACATTTCGGTTACATAGGGGCCAGCCCAACTGGATAATGAGGATTCTTCTGCTGTGAAAGTAGGCATCGTTTTTTACCTATGCTAAGTATTTGTTAGGGTCAATTTGCTTGCCCTGTTTGGGGTTGCCAGTGCGGTCTTTGCGCACCCTTTCCATCATGCTGTACAGGTTTTGTGCCCCTGCATCTGAATTACCGTTACCAAGGTGGCTTACTACATCAGCGGGTATTACAAACTCACCGTCACTTAGCGCAGCGGGCTGCATGTTGTTGATTGTAGCAGGAATTTGATCCGCCATACCATCTGTAGAACCACCTAAGTAGTACCCATTTACATTACCACCTTGGGCAAATTCTCTTTGACCGCCAAGGTCTTTAAACGCCGCTATCACTTGTTCTGGTGTAATACCACCGTATACAGGGTGGTCTTTGTAGTAGGCAGCAACTTCTTCTGGTGTAGTTTTACCTTGATCTAGCAAAATAGCTACGAGCATTGGCTCGTCCAAAGTAGGATACATAGCTGCTATTTCTTCTGGTGTCTGAAACCCACCGCGTAGTAGTCCTTCCACTACATCTACAGGCTCGGCATCGTAACGCTCCGCTATTTCATCTATACCAAACGCACCTTCGATAATAGACTCTGCAATTAATTTTTGCTCGTCCGTATCAAGAAAGTCTGATGCGTCTACTTGTGTGTCTAAAATATCAGTATATTTTTCTCGAACAGTAGGCTGCGTGAAAGCTGGTTTATCTTTAGCTGTACCCGTAGCTACTTGTTCCGCTGTCTGTTCTTCTGCTGCTTGTGCTATTTGCTCTTGCGTGTAGCCAAAGTCAGTCTCTAGCACACGGTTAATATCTGCTACTGGGATGTTGAAGTAATCTGAAACTTGCTTTGTTGTGACTTGTCCTGACTTAATCGCATTCTCTACAGCAATGGCATCTTCCATTGAGTAGTCGTTATCTGGGGCAATGCTACTGATAGCTGCCGGTACATTTGTTTGACCTGTTGTTTGACCTGTTGTTTGACCTGTTGTTTGACCTGTTGTTTGACCTGTTGTTTGACCTGTTGTTTGACCCGCTGCCGCTGCCGCTTGTTCCGCTGCTTCTCGCTCCGCCGCTTGTTCCGCTGCCGCCGCTGCCGCTGTTTCTCGCTCCGTTGCCGCTCCACTTAGTAAACTTTCAAAAAAATCTCGTTCGTCTTGGGCAGCTTGGTTTTGTGCAGCTATTTCCTCTGCCGTAATACCCATAAAAGGAGTGCCAGTATCTTGGGTAAACGTAGTATCAGTAAAATATCTACGGCCCGCAGCACCGGGACGACGAGGGACAACCTCTCCAGTGGGGGTAGTATAAGTTTGTGCGAAAGCATTAGGAGCTAGCTCTCTAGTAGCAACATAATTAGGTATTCCACCCGTGTAACCCACAGGAGGCTGCTGTCCGCCAGTACCAAGGAATTTAGCTATCCCACTGGAATCATTAGGGTTTATTAGGCCGTAGAGTGCACCAGCAACGCCTACGTCTTTGGCTACGTTGCCTAAATCAAGGCCGTCAGCACCCATATAACGCTCTTTAATTTTGTCTGTAAACCAAGACATCGTTATCGACCCTCTAAAATTCTTAATAATTCGTCATTTAAATCAGTGGGTTGTACTATACCACCACCGTACATAAGTGCGCTATCTACTGCATCCACCTGTTCGTTTTTCTTCTTGTTTAGTATCCGCGCCATATTTTCAGCAAAAGACAGACTTGGGTCGTATAACATTGCTATATCAGCAACACCGGCTTGTTCTGTAGCTACGCCGCGCATACCGCCGCCACCTAAAAGGTCCGCAAGCTCTTGAGTTTCACCTTGATCTCTGCCTGTACCATCGCCAGTGCCGTCGCCAACACCATCACCCGTACCTGACCCATCACCTGCACCCTCACCCGTACCCGTACCTGACCCCGTACCAGAACCATCACCCGTGCCCGTTCCAGTAGACAACCCGCCGCCTGTGCCCCCAAGGTTAGCTGTACCAGCGCCCGTGGTTCCTGTACCTGTAGTTCCTGTACCTGTAGTTCCTGTACCTGTAGTTCCTGTACCTGTGGTTCCTGTACCTGTGGTTCCTGTACCTGTGGTTCCTGTACCTGCCGTAAAAGTAGGTAAGGTTAAAGTACCCGTAGTGTCTGTACCGCCAAAGTCTGGTAAATACAAAACAGTAGGTAAGGTTAGACCGGTGTTATTGGCACCTGAGCTAGTTGTAGATGTAGCTGTAGATGTAGGGGTGGTTGCTGTGTTTGTATTGCTAATGTTTCCCCACTCGCCGAATATTGCTGCCGCATCGTCATAACTAACCGTTTGTCCATCAGTGTAAGTTCCCGGTACAGGGATAAAAGTTTCTATTCCGCCAGATTCCCTAAACAAACCTGCATCAGCGTCGTAAATCCATTCTCCAGTACCGGTATCTACCGCACTTTCTGATGTACTAGCCGTACTGGCTGCTTCACTACTCGCTGCTGTGTCTCCACCGCCCCCGCCGCCACCGGCTTCAAGGTCTTCGAGCGTAGGATACTCTAAGAAAGGAAAAACAGGGGAACGCAAGCCCTCATCTATTTCTTCCAATTTAAGTTCTTCGTCAGATAAACCAGCTTTTACTAGCTTGTCTAAAAGAGAATCTTTGCTGTCACCAAAAAATTCTAAGTCGGAATCTGAAAGTGCGTTAACAGCTTCATAAGCATCTAAAAGGTAAACGTCTGGGGACATACCTTCCGAAGCAATGCCGCTTGTCGAAGCTTTTTCAGCTAAGCCTAAAGCCATGTCTACTTTTGCAGCAGCATCATTTAACTCTCTTTCTTCGGGGGTCATTGGGGTAGCTTCCATACCCTTATCAAAAAAGCCCAGAGCGTCTAAAGCACCATAAATAGCAGAAGCTGGGCCAAGGGCGCTAAGTAGCGTCCCAAGACCTAAAGATGCGGCTCCAGTTGCAGCAACATCCCCGACGACTTTAGGCACTAAGTTAGTAGCAATCCCGCTTTTTGTTACCCCAGAAGTCATACTTGCTGGTAGGGTTAACTCTGTTGGCATATTCTCACCTACGGAGGTGTTGGGCGCGTTTCAGGTAGCGCCGAAATAAAGTTAATTGTTACTACAGCAGAAGCAACGCCCGGATGAGGGCTAGTTGCGGCCTCGGAGTTAAGAGCGGCGTCTATATCATCAGACGACCATATCATCTCTACGTACTCACCCGCTGCCAAATCTAAATTAAAGTTCCAAGTTGCTTCGTTAACGTCGCTAGAGCCTTGTAATACAAAGTCTTTTGCTGTGTAACCTAAAGCTACACCGTTTCTTGCAATCCAAATAAACACGGTTTTAGAGCTAGCCGACGCACTAACAATCTGCGTAGTAAACTGAAAGTTGTAAACCCCACCGTATGTGGCAGTTATCTGGCTATTGCTAGCACCGTTAATCGAAAACCCGCTTTCCAAGTATGTCTGATTGAACGTAACAACCTGCGCTGTGTCTACCACCGCTATGGGCTGGTCTACCGTGGAGAAGTATAACGCATTGGGCACATCTAAAAACCGGCCCCCTAGTTCTCCAAATACGTTGTTTACTGCGTTAGCTAGCAGGTTAAAGAACAGACGCAGGATGTTGTTCAGGTCGTCCAGATACTGCTTAAGCGGACTCTCCTTGGGTATCGGAAGCGCGGGCGGCTGAACTTTCTGTACTAGCCGATTAGCCACTAGCCTCTCCTACCGTCGGGCCGCATATCCAGACGTGGTATACCTAGCTTCCAAGCCACACCCAGCTCAGTGGACTCGATCTTAAACGCCATCTGCCTACCACGTACTCGCACAAAGACCTGCCCTGTAAACTGCTCAATAGGCACTGTGGCCGAACGAGTTACCGTAGCGCTGCTGTTACCCCCTTCCGATAGCGGGTTGTTATACCCAGAACCAGAGTTCTCCATAGGAGATAGAGTCATAGTAGCCGCAGGGGCATCAGTCGTAGAACCTTCAAACGTTACGTCGGGTAACATTCTTTTAACAAACATAAACTTATCGCCGTCGTCCAAGTCAAACTCAGAGGACACTAGCGTAGCTGTAATCGGGAACGGCGTAGTAGTTTCTTGGCAGTCGTAGCCCACTTCGTGATTGACCAAGTTGTTGCTGTACGTAGCCGCCATGGGGTTTTCTCTCAGATCAGCGTCGATCCAAGCACTGCGCGATAGCGTGCCGTAGTACCAAATGTTTTGCAGGTAGTTATAGACCACGTAGCGGTCGTTCTGGGTAGAGTTTTCAGAGCAATAGAACCACCAAATCTCGTCAAACCGCTCGTTAGTACCTGCAATAACTTGGTCGTACTGAGAGAAGTTAAAGTCGTTAAATACATAACTGCGAACCGCACAAGGCAGTGTCTTAACCGTACCGTCGTAGATGTAGAACTTATCCGTACCCATCCAATACGCAATGTTGCCCGAGTAAACCGCAGCGTTAGGACTTGCTATGGTTATGTTGTCACCTAGTAACTGCGCACCCCAAACCTCTGGAGCACCTAAATACTGAAGGCCGTACACAGCGGTATCAGTCCAGACCAGAATCTCCTGACGTGCTTGGATAGCGGTAATGATTTCACTGCCTCGGGAGAGGCGTAGGCTACCGGCTTGGTTAGTAGCTTCAGGCGTCCAGTTAGCTACGTCTTCTTGGTCAGACCAACGGATAAGCATAGGGTCAAGCACGCTAGTACCCAGATCGTTCGCACCAAAGCAGAACGCAAACCGGAAGATGTCTGACACGAATGCTTTATTAACTATAGTAGGAACGTCTGACGCACCGGCAAGCGAAGACACATAGACCGCACGAGTAGTTACCCCGTTGCTTGCATCCCAGTAAAAAAGTTCCCCGCCACGGTAGGTAAAGAATAAGTCCTCACCAAAGTTAGCCTGACTCCATAGCCGTATAGGAGAATCTGTAGTGCCGCCAAAACCCCAAGTTCCTGCACCCCAAGTACCAGCAGACCAACCAGTAAAAGGCACAGCAATCTCGTTACCTACAGGGGTTTGATAGGCCCCTACGGTGCTAGCCCCGCCATTACCTGTGTCAGATGCGTTAGCAGAAACAGCGGCTAGTATAGTGTAATTGTCGTCGTCTATGACGCTAAAGACTTGGTACTCTTGGTTAAGCACGTCAGCAGTAATGTTACCGCCTAGAGAAACTGCACCGGAAAACGTAACAAAATCATTAACTAAGGCGCCATGACCTACGTCGGTTACTTGTAAAAGAGGAAGGCCCGTAGAAGCGGTAAAAGTAACATCGCCTGCGGCTGTAGTTAAACGGATAGGTGTAATGTCGTAGTAAGCCCCACCACGCTCGATGTAGTACTTGAGGTTAGTGCCTACAGAAACAAGATTTTGCCCTTGGAGAGTAACCCAGTTGAGCATAGAGCGGCAGACGCCAAGAAAAGTAGCGTTAGACAGGCGCACCCACCCGCCGATCTTCTGAGGCATACCTCGTCTGAAACGCACCTTGTTGGTCTCGTACCAACCGCCTTCGGCAGCGTAGCGGGTATTCTCGCGGTCAACCCCGGGTTTGAACTGTAGTTTCTGAAGCGGCATTTACAAACCTCATAATAGGTATTCACCAGTCTCGATCATGCTTGCGAGTTCATGGCTACGGCCTTTCACGTCCCGACTCCATTTGGAATCTAAGAATTCTTTTGCGGCCAATTTGTAGTCGGCAACTTCCATAGCTGCCAATGCGCGCTTGAAACCACGAAGTCTAGTGGCACCAAGGTTAAAGCTAATGTCAATCATAGCATCTTTTCGTACATCATCAAGGCTATTAAACCAAGGATATTCAGTACTTAGCTCTTTAATGACACGCTCAATATCGTTCTCTAGCAGGTAATCTACTTCGTCGTCAGATAGTCCAATCCCAGATTCTGAGATATTTCGCCCCACACCAATGGTTTCGTAACCGGCAGAACACAGGTATACCTTAGACCGTACGCCTTCATGACGCTTAAGCATTTCTAGTAGTTTTTCCATCTTACTTCTTTCCATTACTGCCACCGAAGAAGAAAGCGGATATGCCGGAAACAAGACCACCTAAGTAGCCAAGAATCAAGTTAACTACGCCGTCGTCATTGGCATCGGGGGGCTGTATGGTAACCATAAACACATAGCCTAAAAACCCAATTAACGCCAACATGGCAAATATTTTAGGGGTAGGATCGTCAGCAAACTTACTTCTGGCGTCCTTACGGTCATCAACCTCTGCCTTAAACGACTCAAGGTTAATCTCCATTTCCCGAATACGGTCCTGAAACTCACGATCTGCCTGCTTTACTAGCATGGCTTTTTCAGGTTGAGTTTCTAAGATTTCTTCTATTTTTTCGGCACTTGCATCAGGAACGCCTATCTTAGACGCAACCATTTTTACTGCCATACCGGCAAGAGGTCCGCCCGCAGCTTCCGCTACCGTAGGAGCCAGAGACTTAAGTAGCCCGCCAATTTTAATCATGCTTCAGCGTTTTCTTCTTCGACAATTTCGTCGATTGTGTCACACACATCAGGGACAACTACACCTGTGGTAGCAGACAACGCAGACCGACCTACTGCGCGCATGCCTTTGTATACGCCTGAGCAGTAAAGTTCTTTGTTTTCACGGACTTGCTCAACGGTAGTGCAGGAAGCCATGAGCAGTGCAATACTAAATATCAACGCCAGTCTTACCATTTTTCTGGTCCTCTAAAAATTTAGTCAATCTTTCTTTGTATCCGTCCATAAAGTGGTCTGCAATTCGGTCTTTCACGCCCCGGTCTAGCTTACGCATGTAATTGCTAGGGTTTATGTAGTTAGCCCCACTGTTAGCAAAGTACAGCATATTTTGCGACTTACTAGGCCCGTAACATAAGCGGGGCACCCTAGCTACTGAGTCACTTCCGTTAACGACGGAAATCTGGTTGTCGAGCGTAAAAGGTTTCTTGAAACCCTTAAAAAACGTATTGGGCTTACCAAAAGTAATCAGGCTCAGATTGTCGTGTTTACCGTTTAACTTGGCAGCAGACAGCTCTGCTAGTGCCCCACCCAGACTATGCCCGCAAATTAGAGTGCGCTTATTATAGTCTATATGTTCTTCAATTTCGTCCCACACCGACGCGTGAGCAGCGACAAACCCACCATGGCAAAGCCGACCGACGTACGGTACAGGCACAGGGAACAAGTTAAAAGCCCAGTCACCTACCTGCTGCGTGCCACGGAACACTATAATGTCTATGGTCTTACGCTTAACTACGTAGGCGGTAGTAGAAGTCAGGGCAGACTCGATCTTGATCGCATCTTTGTTCTTGTCGTTGTATGCCTTTATTGACCACGAGCAGGCCATGTTAAGTAGTACGGGATCGAGTTTCATACACCACCTGCGTGAGCAGCAAGAAAGCCTACAGCCGAAGCAAGCACAACCCAGAAAATCTTTTCTACAAAACCGTTACCTATCTTCTCAGTAAGCGATTTAACGTCACTCTCGATGCTGCCTTGGCGGTTGAATATCGTAGTAATTTTTTCATCCACGCGAGCTAAATTAAGTCTGGATTCCTCTAGCTTTTCTTCAATACGGTCTAACCGCTTAGGAGTAGTATCAGACACTGCGGCTTTCCTCTTTGCTGCTACAGGTTTCTTAGCTATTGTGCGTGGCATAGTGTTACCTATTAGTTTGTTACCAAGCTTACCATCCATAATATTATACCCATTGTACTTCCCGTCATTAGGAAGATAAGGGTGCCGTCAATTATTAACCGTTTTTGCTTAGCCCGTGCTTCAGCAGCAGCGAGGCGTTGTGCGCGTATGGTGCGCCGTGTCTTCATCATCTCGTTATAGAAAGCTTCACCCGGCCCGTATAGTACGATAATTTCTCTGAGCTGAGTCTCCATCTGCTGCGTCTTGTGCTTAGCCATCTGTATTTCTAAGGCTTGGGCCTCTACCGACGAGCCTCGCAAGAACTTAGGGCCATGCTGATTCTCTTTTTCTATCTCAAGAAGTTTCTCTTTAGAATCAAAGAACTTACCTATGTACTGGGCGGTATCCTCTATCTCACGCCCGGCATTTACTGCCTTGGCGACCATGTTGTAGGCGCGACTAGCGCCGGATATACAAGCAGCTATTGTTATGGGGTCCATCAGTATGCCCTCACTGTTACTGGGTCTGCCACACGGGGCAAACAATAAGCTGCAAGGGCCACGCCTCGGGGTTCGTACCTAAGTGTCCGCTCTACCTTCCCCCTGACAATAGCTGTAGCAAAGTAATTGCATCTATTGATGTCATAGAAGTACATGTCCGAAGACTGTATCTGGCCATTGACCAATACATATAACAAAAATAAATGCGTCACTGCTCATACTCTTAAAGCCATATTAGTTTTCTTTTTCTATCTCGTTAATTATGGTTTAGTCGGCCAAGTGATGGTATGTGGGAAGCCATCCTGACTGGTTATGTCGCGCAGAGCCTGTCTGTAAACTGCTATTTCAGTAGGCATAGTAACATCGCTTAACCCATACCAATCTGTCTCTTTAAGCAGAGCATCTCGTTGTTTTCTAATTGATATCGCAGCATTGTCGTCCACCTCTGCTTTCTGCTCTGGGGTAAGATCAACAACTTCTCTTCTTAAAACCCACTTACCCTCTACTAATTCAGGTTCTAAAGCGTGGTCTACCCTTTGCGTAAGTCTATTGTATTCAGGCTGACTTTGATAAGTAACAGGAAAAACCCCCCATTCGCTAAGTAGTTCATTACTTGGGTCTTCAGGGAACGAGGTGTTTGGGTTGTCTAAACGGAGACGCGCAACAGTATACGGATAGTGTTCTACAACACCATTGTTTATTTTTACATACATAATTAAATCCCTATTGTTCGCCTATACTATAAGTAAAAATTCTATCTTGAGTGCTATCTGGAACGTAAAAAGCGGTGCCGTCGTCTTTCATATACAAACCGGTGCATAAAAGTGACTCAGTACGCATAGAAAAAGACTTAGAAAAGATTGCCGTTGATATATCCCACGCCGTAGATAAGTTGTATTCATGGACAGAATCTGAAAGATACCCGTCTATAAACATTTTACTCCCGTCGGGCTTAAAGGAAATGCCTTGTGGAACTTGTTCTTGGGCCGTTACGCTAAGAGTTTGAACAAAAGTGGCCGTTGATACATCCCAACCAGTAGATAGCGAATATTCATGTATCTGACCAACGGGACCAATCCCACTGGTTCTTCCACCAACGTACATTTTAGTGCCGTCGTCAGGTTTAAAGTACAGACCTGAGGGTTCTGGTTCTTGCGTCGTTACTGAAAAACTTCGAACTAGAGTAATAGTCGATACGTCCCATGCCGTAGATAAAGAGTATTCATAAACAAGTTCGTTAGAAAAACCGAGTACGTACATTCGTGTTCCGTCGGGTTTAAATGATAGGCCCGACGGCGACGAGGCTGCCAATGTTCCAGAGCGTTGAGTAAAAGTAGCAGTACCTAGGTCCCAAGCAGTTGAAAGAGAATATTCATTGACATCGTTACCTGAATCGCCAAGCATATACATTCGCGTACCGTCAGTTTTGAAAAATACATCCTTAGGGAATCCATCTTGGTCACCAACAATAAAACCGCCCATAACGAACTGATCTGCGTCGTCATTAGTATCGCCGCATATAACAAATCTACTGCCTTCAGAATTTATAAACAAACCATTCGGGAATGCCTGAGCAAAGCCTATAGAGTAACGCGCAGTTTCAGAACCAGCAGTTGTAACATCCCATGCAGTAGATAAAGGAAGTTCAATTATAGCGTCGTTGGTCTGCCCAAGAATGAACATAGAAGTGCCGTCAGAACTAAAAGACACTGACATAAGAATAATTTCTTGGGGGTTGGTTAGAGTCGGTGTAACAACGCGTTGCCAATTTGTAGCCGTTGTCACGTCCCATGCAGTAGATAAATCATACTCATCTACTTGTCTATCTGTTCCGCCGCCTCCGCTTTGCCCACAAATGTACAACTTCGTACCATCGGATTTAATGTACATACCTTCCGTCTGCCGTACAGCGCCATTAACGTAAGTAGGGGAAGCAGGGGAAGCACTACCCGCAGTTGATATGTCCCACGCCGTAGATAGTGAATATTCGAAAATCCCTCTATACCAAGAAGAAAGAACGTACATTTTAGTGCCGTCAGACTTAAAAAATACATCCGTTAGGCTATATGGAGTGCCATCGTGTACTACAAAACTTTGAACAAAACTAGCCGTTGTTATATCCCACGGAGTAGATAGTGAATATTGGTAGAT